TCAACTGTCCCAGGTCCCCAAGGCCCTGCTGGACCCACGGGACCGACAGGGCCACAGGGGCCGCCGGGCGCTGATTCGACCGTCCCAGGGCCGGCGGGGGCGACTGGTCCGCAGGGGGCGCAAGGGGATCCTGGCCCTGTTGGCGCGACAGGGGCGGTCGGACCTCAGGGGCCGCAAGGCGACACAGGGCCAGCGGGTGCGGCCGGCCCCCAAGGTCCGCAAGGCGACACAGGGCCAGCGGGTGCGGCCGGCCCCCAAGGTCCGCAAGGCAATCCTGGCTCCGCTGGCGCCGATGGCGTGGGCGTTCCCGCTGGCGGCGCTACTGGGCAGGTTTTGGCGAAGAACAGCAACACCGATTTTGACACCGAATGGGTTGATCAGGCTAGCGGCAGCGCATCAGCCGGCGGCAGTAACACGCAGGTTCAATACAACAGCGGCGGCGCGTTGGCCGGTGCGGCGAATGTCGAGATCAGCAGCGACAACCTGCAGCTCATTGCCCCCAGTAGCGCACCAGCAGCGGCAGAAGCATCAAGCCTGATCGTATACCCGGTCTCAAAGGCTGATCGCTTCATGCTGGCGATGAAGGGGCCAACAGGCAACGCCATGGTGCTGCAGCCCAGCATTTTCTCAAACAACATCATGATGTTCAGCCCGCAGTCTGGCACGACCGGCACGGGCGGTAACGCTTTTCAGACGGCATGGACATCCGGCGGCACGGTGTCACATACGGCCCCGGCGATCACGAACTTCCAGACGCGGATGCGTCGCACCAGCTACACCAACGTGGTGACGACACAGAACCAGCAACTTGGCGTCAGGATGAATACCACGGCAGAGATGGCGTTTGTCAGGGGCAACGCGGCAGGCGTTGGTGGGTTCTTCTATTTTGCGCGGTTCGGCATTGGCATCTACCCAGGCCCGACCATCAGGATGTTTGCGGGCCTACAGGGTGCTGGCGCCACCACGTCAATCTGCACGTCGGACACCGTGGCGAACCACACCGTAGGTCTGTGGCACGACACCACGAATCCGGCCAGCGGCTCGGGCGCGTTCAACCTCGTAACGAGGGACGGCACGACGACCACCAAGACGGCCATCAACCTGACAAATGCCATCGCGGCGAATAACGTTTATGACTTCATGATGTACTGCCCGCCGAACGGGACTGAGATTTTCTACAGGCTGGATGACATCGTGAACAGCGTGAGCTATACCGGCAGCAGCACAACGACGTTGCCCGGCAACACCACCTACATGTCGCCGCAGTGCCAGATGAGCAACGGCACGGCGCACACTGCTGCCGCTGCCGTTTCCATGACGCTGGCACGGATCTATGTGGAGGCCGCCTACTGATGGACCCGAACTACGCCACCTTCTGGAACGACTTCAAGGCCACCGCTGCATGGGCCGGGCTGGTCAGCATGGCCCGCTACTCCGATGCCGTGGAGCTGCGGCTGCTGCGGCTTCGGGTCGAGATCATTGAGGCCATCGCTGGCTACCCGAATCAGGCCGACATTCAGGAGGCCATCTGGCGGCTGATGGAGTTGATCGGCAGCCAGTCTGACCCGGCGCAGGTTGGCGAGCTGCTGGGGCTGATGGATGCCCACGAGCTGAGCGGCCTCTACACGCTGCAGCCATGACGATGAAACGCGAAGCGATCTTCGTCGCCATCACCACCGCCATGGCCGGCACGGCGCCTGCTGCGTGGCCGCAGTAGAATCGGCTTGCACGCCGAGCCGGCCATGTTCTTTCCGCTGGCTCCGGTCCTTCGCAGGAGACGCCGCTCGGCCATGGGATTCTTCGCCACCCGCAGACCGCTGCCGAGCCGGCGGAACGTGCCGCCCGAGTTTGAGTGGGTGCAGGTTCAGATGGACGTGACCCGCTGGGCGATCACGGGCGTCCTGGGGATCATCGCGCTCGGCGTCTGGAGCGGCGCCATGCGCTTGAACGATCTCGGCTACAGCATGGAAGCCGCACAGGCTGCTGACATCAAGCACGAGCAGACAAACGCACGGCAGGACGAAGACATCAAGAAGCTGGAAACGTCAATCACTGAACATGGCGTCTATCTTAAGCAGATCCTTGAGGAAGTAAGAAAGAAATGACTCTTGATCTACTGACCGAAGAACAGTTCCTTAATTTCTTCAGCAACTACAAAGGGCTGGAGGGGCAGCGCAAAGGGTTGCTGAATCTTCGCAAGCAGATGCTTGCGGCACGCCCTGGGTTGCTGGGCGCTGACAACGAATGGATCAAAGAGTATCGAGACAATTCCGATCCAGCCCCAGGTCGCGTGCTGCCTGGCTCCCCATTCTCAACGCGACTGACGCCGCACATTCGGCTTGGCGAGTTCGCGCTGGATCAGGAAGCACGTCGCTTTAACCATCAGCATCAGGTAGACACTGCCGCTGAGCTTGCTGCGTTTATGGAACGTTGCCGTGCAAAGTTTGGCGGCAAGCCCGTGATTATCACCAGCGGCTATCGCCCGCCTGCGATCAATCGTTCTGTCGGTGGCGCCAGCGGCTCCGAGCACCTATACAACGCCCCCGGAGTCGGTGCCGTTGATTTCTACATCAGAGGCGTAGATACGAAAGCTGTGCAGGATTGGTGTGACAGCAACTGGCCATACAGCCTCGGATACGGTGCGCCCAAGGGATTCGTTCATCTTGGCATCAGAGCGAATCGGCCTCGTGTACGCTGGGATTACTGATAACACAGCATGAACTGGACACAGATTCTCGCTGGCGGTGGCATCACTGAGCCGCCGGGCTATGCTGAGGCCGCAGATCCCAACGGACCCCTGGCCATGGCACAACGGATCGAACGCGAGCGCCAGCAGGCCGCTGCCCACGCCCGCAAGCCTGCCGCCAAGGGCAAGCCGAAGCCGAAGCCCAAGGGATACGGCAAGTGACCCCCGGCATCGTCAAGGCGGCGCTGATCACCGCTGCTGCGGGGGTCGCCGCTGGCGCTGTCATCAACACCGTGGACTGGGCGGCGTGCGCGGCGAACGGCGGCGGCCAAGGCTGCAACGAGTCGCGGAACATCGCCGCTGGCGCATGGACGGCGCTCGGGATGAACGCGCTGGCGCTGGCGACGAACATCATGAACGACGACGAGCCGCGCCGGAGCTAGACTCAGGGCAACCGGCCAGTGGCCGCGAGATCGGACGCCCCCGCCCTGATCTTTCCAACGAGGCACCATGCCTGTTTCCTGCACTCAATCTGTCCTCACCGGGCAGGATGGGTCGGTCTGGTTCAAGCCCGCCGGCACGAGCCACTGTCTGCTCGACCTGACCGACTTTCCGCTTGGCTCCAGCTTCGTGAAGGTGCCTGTCACCCACGACTTCAAGCCGGGCGATCCCGTCACCTTCATGCCTGAAGGCGGCGTGCTCGATTCCGAGCTGACCGCTGGCACCACCTACTACATCGGCCTGACCCAGCCGACTCAGGTTCAGATCCTGGCGTCCCTGGGTGGCACCCCCGTCTCCTTCAATGCTGACGGCGGCGCTCCGGCCTCCAACCGTGGTGCGGTGCTCACCTTCGGCGCCCGCGTCAATGGCTCCGGCTACGTCAACGGCACCTACGCCAACGTCCCTCTCACGGGTGGCAACGGCACGGGCGCCATTGCTGACATCACCGTGTCCGGCGGCGGTGTCACTGCCTGCGTTCTGGACACTGCTCCCGGCGCAGGCGGCGTGAAGTACGCCGTGGGTGACGTGCTGACCGCTCCCAACTCGCTGCTCGGCGGCACTGGGGCCGGCTTCCAGATCACGGTGGCGACCATCACGCCGCTGCCGACTGACAGCCCCGGCGGTCACATTCGCATCAGCTACGCCGAGTTTGCTGCAGTGGCGCAGGTGTCGAGCTTCACGATCAACATGACTCGTGAGCAGCTTGATACCACTTCGCTGCCTGCTGGCATCGGCCAAGGCCAGGGCAAGTACGCCGCCTTCCGCACCCGGCAGGCTGGCTACGCCGATGGCACCGGCTCGATGACTGTTCGCTTCTCACGCGACCAGACCAGCCTGTCGTCTCGGCTGCTGGCCAACTCCATGCTGCGCTCGCAGGATGGTGCTCGCGTGAAGCTCTACATCGACACGATCAGCGACGGCAACATCATCAATCCGATGCCGGACGACGTGGCTTCCAGCTACATCGAAGCGCCGATTTCGATCGAAGGCTTCGATGCCAACGTGACGCCCGATGATCCTTCGGAGGCAACGCTGAACTTCAGCTTTGCCGGCACCCCGACTCGGATCCTCAACGTTGATCTCTGATCAACGGTGCTGAAGCGACTGGCCTCCGGTTTCCGCCGGGGGCTTTCTTGTGCTACAGTTGCAGAGTTAACAGATGAATGATGCCACGACCGCATAGGCCGCTGCCACCGCTGGCAGAGCTAAAACAAATGCTTTCGTATGATCCAAAATCTGGTCTTTTTCGATGGAAAGTCCCAATAAGAATAAAGATAAAAGCTGGCAGCATCGCCGGGGGCACTGCCGTTAATGTTCGCTATCGAATGATTAGCTACAAAAACAAGCTATACCCCGCACATCGACTTGCCTGGCTGTTTGTTTATGAAGAAGACCCCGGCAAATTACAGGTAGACCACATAAACGGGGAAAGGCTTGATAATAGAATTGCAAACCTGCGACTCGCTAATCCTAGCCAGCAGTCTCAAAACACCAAGAGGTACTCAAGCAACACTTCTGGATACAAAGGTGTTAGCTGGTCATCCACTAGCAAGAGTTGGCGGGGGGCAGTAGCGGCAAACGGAGTCAGGCGCATAAAGTATGGTTTTGCGACCCCCGAGGCTGCCGACGCATGGGCCTGCGCTATGCGTGAATTACTGCACGCCGAGTTCGCCAACCATGGCGTCCATGCCGCCGCCAGTGCTACAGTGTCACAGCATCCACCCACTATTCACACATGCGTGCGATTGATCGGCTAAAGGCCGCCGCCAACCTTAAGCCGCTAAAAAAAGTTATCCCGCTGTCGGATGGCACTGACTTCGTGCTGTATCATGCGCCGCTGACCATGGCCGAGCGTGAGCGGGCGCAGAAGGATGCCAAGTCCGATGATGCCGGCGCGTTTGCGCTGCAACTGATTGTGCAGTGCGCCAAAGACGAAAACGGCGAGAAGCTGTTTAACGTTGCCGACATCCCCGAGCTGAAGCGTGCCGTGCGCGATGAGGACGTGCAAAAGATCATCGGTGCGATCCTCAGCAATGATGACGACGAAGGGGAGGCTCCGATGACGGCCGATGCCAAAAGCCCAGCAACTGGAAAAGGAGCTGCGGTCTGATGGTTTCATGATGCTCGCTTTCAGCGTGGCCAAGGAACTTCGTATCACCTTGTCCACGCTGTTCGAGATCATGACGTTTGAGGAGCTGCTGGGCTGGTCCGCCTACTTCGCTGTGGTCGCCAAGATCCGCAAGGAAGAGCAGGACCGGGCCGCTCGGACCCGAAGGCGGTAGACTGGGCCGATCCAGCTCGGTCTACCCACCTTGGCCTACACCGAGTATCTGGATATTGTCATCCGCAATCAAGGGAAACTTGACGCGCTTGACAAGCAACTGAAGGGAATCAAGGCCAACCTTGACGCTATCAATGGTGGGCCTGCGGCTGTAGCGGCAAGACCGTCTGCACAGCTTGACCGCCGCGACCTCAGGGATGTTCGGCAAACCTCAAGACTAAATCAAGCGCGAGACCGACTGCGCATTGCAGCGCCTAATCGTCCGCTAGAGCAGGCAATTAGAGGCTTTGATCAAGCGTTGCAAGGTGTTCAAGAGCAAGCCGCCGATCGTCTTAACGAAGCTACCGAGCAGATTGCGCGTAGCGGGCGTCGCGGTGGGCGTCCGCTACGCGGCTCCGGAGGTGGTGGCAATGGCCCGCCGGACGATCCCGACCGCTTCCGGCGCCGGGTGCAGCAGGTGCAGGCCCGCAGCCGCTTCGCTGCCCGCTACGGCCCACAGGAGATGAATCCACGGGAGCTTGAGCGCTCACAGGCGTATCAGGTTCGCCTCCGCACTGCGATCGAGCAGTACGGCGCCCAGGCGATCAAGGCGACGCAGCTCACCGGGGCACTAGCGCAAGCGGCCGACCGCGTGCAGCGGGAATGGGAGGAGATCGGCGGGGCGCAGACGAGGAGCCTGACGCTCGCGCAGGCATACGCCAGGGAGCTGCGGGCGATCAACGCGCAGGGCGTGCAGGTGCGGGCTGTGGCGGAAGGCGTCGAACGGCTGCCGCTTGAAAAGCGTGTTATCGGCAATCGCGTTCGTGCCGTTGCGAATAATCCGCTGCTGCCTGAAAATCAAAGCCGGACGCTGCAGGAAAGCGCTCAGCAGCGGCTGCAGCAGCGAGGCGAGGCTGCAATTCTGGGCGACCGCGCTCGCGTCAAGCAGCTTGATCGGCTGAACAGCTTGGAACTCAGAGCCGCCGAGCAAGACATTGGAGAAAGAAAGCGACAAGCCGCGCGAGATCGCCTGCCGGGGCAAGCCAGAACCGCCGCTAACAATGCTCGGCGTCTTGGCGTTCAAGCCAATCAGATCGACATTCAACGTGGCACGCCGCTTGGCGATGAGCTGTTCAATCAGGCAGCAAACATTGGCGTTCAAGCCCGCAGGCAGGAGCAGGCGCTGAGGAAAGCTGCGGCTAGCGGCAAAGCGACAAAGGAATCGATTGCAGCGCTGACCGGAAGCCTTGCGGAGCTGCAAAGTGAGTTTGCTGTTGTCAGGGATCGAGCGAAAGAATTGCGCGGCAGGGCGAAGGAAGCGGAAGCTGCTGCACGAAAGGAGCAGCGTGAAGGGCTGCGGCTTGGCCGACAAAACTCAACACCGCTCAGTGCCGCAAGAAACATTCCTGGCAGCAGAGCTTTCCGAGAAGCTGAGCAGCGTCGATTTGATGCTCAAGTAAGAGAAAACGAAAGAAGAAGCTCTGCTGCTGTTTCCCTTGAAAGACAGCGGCAAAGAGCGCTTGAGGACGAGCGGCGTGAAGAACTGCGAATTGCCAGAGACAATGCTACTCCGCTCAGTGCCGCAAGGAACATCCCCGGTAGCAGAGCTTTCCGAGAAGCTGAGCAGCGTCGATTTGATGCTCAAGTAAGAGAAAACGAAAGAAGAAGCTCTGCTGCTGTTTCCCTTGAAAGACAGCGGCAAAGAGCGCTGGAGGACGAGCAGCGTGAAGGGCTGCGGCTTGGCAGGCTGAACGCTTCTCCTATTCGCGGCGGCGCGGCTTTTGAGGGAAGTCCTGCGTTCTTGCGCGATCGGGCACTACAGGTTGAGCGCGAGCGCAGAGAGGGGCTTCGCATTGGAAGACAAAATGCTTCCCCGGTTCGCGGCGGCGTCAGCTTTCCAGGAAGTCCGCTGTTTATCGAGGCTGAGCAAAAGCGTGCCGAAAAACAGCGTCAGCAGCAAGAGCGTGCATTTGCTGCCCAAGTCAGAGAAAATGAAAAAGCCAGTGCTGCAGCAGTTGCTCTTGAGAGGCAGCGACAGAAGGCCTTTGCTGATCAAGTCAGGGAAAACGAGAAAAGCAGTGCTGCCGCAGTTGCGCTTGAAAAGCAGCGACAAAGAGCAATCAGAGAAAGCGAGCGTAACTTTGCCAAAGCCGAAGCGAGCAGGCAGGCAGGCGTTCAGAAAAGAGGCGAAGGTGTCATATCCGGACTGAACAACGTTCTGATTGGCGCCAGCTTCCCGCTGCTCACCGGGCAGGGCATTGGCGGGGCGATCGGCGGCGGCCTCGGCGGCGGCGTTGGTGCTGCGCTTGGCGGCGGCGCTGGCTTTGGCCTCTCGATCGCTGGCTCTGTCGTTGGCGCTGCGTTCGACAACATCAGAAACTCTGCCACGGCAATGGCCGATAGCTTGGGCGCTCCATCCGAATTGCTGCAGAGCATGGACGCTGCCGGCGTCAAAGCAGGCAGAGGGTTGAAAGACATTGTGTCGCAGCTAGAAGCAGTAGGCCGTGCCGAAAGCGCACAGGCGCTGATATTTGGCAGGCTGCAACAGCTTGGTGGCAGCAGCTATGTACAGGATCTCAATACCCTGCGAACCGCCAATAAGGAGCTGCAGGACTCTTGGACGCAGCTCACAGTAAGCATCCAAGCATATCTGCTGCCATCTATTATTGGT